GGTGGTGAGCGTTCCGGCCAATCCGAACGCGCTCAACATGGCGAGGTCGCTGAAAATTTCCGACGACACGATCGCGCTCGCCTTTGCCAAGCCCGGCAGCCGGGGCAGCGCGCATGCGTCTCGTCAACTCACCGGCAAGCCCGCCGAAACCACTCTCGTTGATGAGAGACGCACAATGTCGCTTGCACAGCGCATTGCTGACTCGCAGGCACGCATCACCGTGCTGCGCGACAAGCTCACCGAGCACTACAAGAACGTCGATGACAGCAATGTCACCGATGCCGATCTCGCGGTTTCGACCGATCTCAATGCCAAGATCACTCAGGAAGAGAAGGGTCTTGCGTCGTTGAGGGAGTCCGAGAAGAACCTGCTGACGCAGACCGACGAGAACAACAACAGCGGCACGACCACGACGCAGACGCGTACTGCGGCGCGGCCGTTCAATCTCCCGGCCAAGAAGACCAAGACGATCGAGTACCTTGTGCGCGACGGCGTCGTGCAGTTGCTGGCGCATCGCTATCACAAGTCGGTCGACGAGGTTCGTCGCGGAATCTACGGCGACGATGAAGCCACCAAGGCTTTCATCGAATATAGCCAGAAGGCCGCGAGCGCGCCGGCAATGACCACGGTCACCGGCTGGGCCGCCGAACTCGTGCAGCAAGTCGTTGCCGAGTTCATGGAGCCGCTGATCGCTGCGGCGATCTACCCGCGACTCGCGGCTGCCGGCCTCTCGCTGCAGTTCGGCCGCAACGGGCGCATCATCATCCCGACGCGCTCGATCACGCCGACGATCGCCGGCTCGTTCGTCGGTGAAGGCCAGCCGATCCCGGTGCGGCAGGGCCATTTCACGGCACAGACGCTCACGCCGAAGAAGATGGCCGTCATCACGACGTGGACCCGCGAGATCGACGAGCACAGCGTGCCGGCGATCGAAGGTCTGCTGCGTGATGCGATCCAGCAGGACACGGCGGTCTCGATCGATGCCGTGCTGCTCGACGCGAACCCGGCAACGTCGATCCGTCCCCCCGGTCTGCTCAACGGCATCGCGGCGTTGACGCCGACGGCGGGCGGCGGCTTCAACGCGCTCGTCACCGACCTGAAAGCGCTGTCGGGCGCGCTGCTCACCGCGACGGCCGGTCACGTCCGCCGCATGGTGTGGCTGATGAACCCGCAGCAGAAGCTCTCGATCGGTCTGACGGCGGCGCCCGGCGCGGGCGTCTTCCCGTTCTCGGCCGAGATCGCGCAGAACCGCCTGCTCGGCTTCGAAGTGATCGACTCGGGCACCGTGCCGCTCGGCACCGTGATCGTGGTCGACGCGGCTGACTTCGCGAGCGTCGGCGGTGAGGCGCCGCGTTTCGAGATCAGCGATCAGGCCACGCTGCACATGGAAGACACGACGCCGCTGCAGATCGGTACGCCCGGCACGCCGCCGACCGTCGCCGCTCCGGTGGTTTCCATGTTCCAGACCGACTCGCTGGCGCTGCGGCTGATCCTGCCGCTGAACTGGACGCTGCGCCGCGCTGGCGTCGTGGCGTGGGTCCAAGGCGTCACTTGGTAGCCGACGGACTCCCGACAGAAGGCGCGCCAACTCTGGCGCGTCTTTCCTTCCCACAACCTTAGAAACTCGAAAGCAGGAGTCCCTGCCATGGCTGAAACCACGGTGATGAAGACGACGGACGCCCCCAAGGTGACGACCGAACAGGCCAAGGAAAAGCTCGCGGCGAACCAGAAGGCACAGGAAGCCGCGCGCGAGAAGGATGTTGCCGACCCGTCGGGTTCGAAGCCGACGCCGACGCAAGAAGAGAACGATCGCTTTGCGCTCGGCGAGCACGTCGTCGAGCACGAGCCGGACGGCAGCCCGGTCGAAGGCCAAGCGCCCGACCCGCAGCACAAGACGACAAAGCAGCAGGAGGCGCAGAAGCCGAGCGGCAGCGGCTACCAGACGCGTCAGCACGAGCCGACGCGTTCGACGACGCACAAGTCGGAATGATCCGATGGGCATTGGTGCCCTGATCAAGCGAACGCTCTCGTCCTTGGTCACCAAGGGCGAGGGCGAATATCGTCCCGGCCCGTACAATCTGCCGATCACAGGCGGATGGCTGACGGAGACCGCCGGGCAGTATCTCAATTGGTGGCAACTCGGCTACGACCCGATCTATCCGGGTGCCGGCGCCGCGATCGTCGAAGCGTGCGTCAGCGCGTATTCGCAGACGGTCGCCATGTGCCCCGGCGATCACTGGCGGCAGGACAGCAAAGGCGGCAAGCAGCGGGTGAAGAACTCGGCGCTGTCGCGGCTGCTGCGGCATCCGAACGACTATCAGTCGATTTCCGATTTCATGCTGAACGCGACGCGGTCGCTCTATCTCGACGGCAACGCCTATGCGCTCGCGCTGCGCAACGATCGCTACGAGATCAGCGAAATTCATTTGATGCACCCGCGTCTCTCGTTCCCGCAACTCGTGCCGGCGACCGGCGACGTGTTCTATCGCCTCGCCGGCAACGACGTGATCGCGTACCGCACGGGCGAAGAGCCGCTGCTGGTGCCGCAGCGCGACGTGCTGCACATCCGCTTGCACACATCGCGCCGTCATCCGTTCCCGCTGATCGGTGAGACGCCGCTGGCTGCCGCCGCGACCGACATCACGATGGGCAGCGCGATCCAGCAACAGCAGATCAATTTCTACATGAACCAAGCGCGGCCCTCTGCCGTGCTCTCGACCGATCTGCAGCTTGACAAGGATCAGGTGCAGGCGCTGCGCGACCGCTGGAACGAGCAAGTCAAGGGCCTGCAGCAAGGCGGCACGCCGATCCTCACCAGTGGGCTCAAGGTGCAGCCGTGGGCGTTCGCCGCCAAGGATGCCGAGCTTGCCGAAGTTATGAAGATCACGGCGCAGAACATCGCGCTGGTCTACCGCATCCCGCTGCAGATTCTCGGTGTCGGCGGCACGCCCTACGCGTCGACCGAAGTGATGATGCAGGCGTGGATCGCGGCCGGTCTCGGCTTCGCGCTCAATCATATCGAGGAATCGATCGGGCTGCTGTTCGGTCTCAAGGGGCAACCGGACGAATACGTCGAATTCGATACCGGCGTGTTGCTGCGCTCGGCGATGAAGGATCGCATCGACGCGCTGGCGCGCGGCGTGCAGGGCGGCATCTACTCGCCGAACGAGGCACGCGAGCGCGAAGGTCTCGATCGCGTCAAGTACGGCGACGAGCCGCGCGTGCAGCAGCAAGTCGTGCCGCTCTCGTTTGCCGGGCAGGGGCCAGCCGTGCCCGTGCCACATGCACCGCCGTCATCTGCGCCACCCGCACAGACCGTGCCGCCCGCACCGAAGGGGTCTGATGATGTTCAACGGGAAGCAAGAGCTATCTTCCGCGCCGCCGACCGTTACAACCGAAGACGCTCTGCTTGACGGTTGGCGTGATGCGCTCGGGCAAGTGCTCGATCAGGAGCGGCGTCACTGGCAGCGCGAGCGCGCGCTGATCGAGGCGCAGGCGCAACGCGTCATCAGCGATCTGCGTGCCGAAGTCGTAACGCTGCGCAGCGACGTGATGGAGCATGTGCGCTCGCGGCTCGCCGAACTGAAAGACGGCCGCGACGGTGCGGCGGGTCCGCAGGGCGAGCGCGGCGAGCGCGGCGAGCAAGGCGAAGCCGGTGAGCGCGGTGAGGCGGGCGAGGAAGGTCCGGTCGGCGGGATCGGTCCGCAGGGCGAGCGTGGCGCGATCGGCTCCAAGGGTGAAACCGGGGAAGCCGGTGCGATCGGCCCGCAGGGCGAGCCGGGCGCGCAAGGCGAGCCGGGTGAAGCCGGGCCGCAGGGCGAAGCGGGACCGCAAGGCGAGCCGGGGGCGCGTGGCGAAAAAGGCGAGGCCGGCGCGCAAGGTGACGAGGGGCCGCAAGGCGAGCGCGGCGAAGCCGGCGAACGTGGCGAAGTCGGCGAGCGTGGCGAGCGCGGTGAGCCCGGCGCCAGCGGCGAGCCCGGCGAGCGCGGCGAAGTCGGCGAGCCCGGTGAGCGTGGCGAGCCCGGGGCCGTGGGCGAGCCGGGCGCTCAAGGCGAGCGCGGCGAACGCGGTGAGCCCGGGGAGCAAGGTGAAGCCGGCGAGTCCGGGGAGCCCGGCGAACGCGGTGAACGCGGCGAGCCCGGTGAACCCGGATCACCCGGCGAGCGCGGCGAGCGCGGTGAGCCCGGCGCCGAGGGCGTTGTCGGCCCGGCCGGCGAGCGCGGCGAGAAAGGCGAGCGCGGCGAGATCGGCGCGCTGCCGATGGTCAAGGTCTATGTGCCCGGCGCCGTCGCCTACTACGCCGAAGTGGTCGCGCACGATGGCGCGCTATGGCAGGCGCGCAAGGACACCGGACAGGCACCACCGCACGACGATTGGGTCTGTCTCGCGCGCGCGGGCGCGGATGCGGTCATGCCGGAAGTGTGCGGCACGTACAGCGACGGCAAGAAATACCGCAAGCTCAACATCGTCGCCTTCAACAAGGGCAGCTTCATCGCACGCAAGGATGATCCGGGGCCGTGTCCGGGCGACGGCTGGCAACTAATCACCGCGCACGGCGCGCGCGGCGAGAAGGGTATTCGCGGCGACAAGGGCGAGCGCGGTCTGCAAGGACCGCATGGTGTGCCCGGCGCGGTCATCACCGGCTGGGATGTCGACCGCAGCGCCT